TCCATTTTCTTCTTGAAAACTTTCAAAATTATTTATTGCTCTTTTTTTAGCCATATTTACGTTTGATTCTGCTTCTTCAGTTAATTTTAATCTGCTTTCTTTTAACGAATGTTTACTGGCAGAGTTAACTGATATACGTTTTGATGCAGCATATTTGTCGTTAAATATTTGTTTTTGACTTTTGTTATCTAATGTTTCTAAATATTTATTAGATATTTCTTCTAAATCATTTACTAATTTGTCATATGCAGTTATAGGTTTATTAGTCTCTTCGTCATAAGCTACTGTTGCTATCGCATCGCCACGTTGCAGGTTTAAATATTCATTTACTTTTACATCTGCTTCTTCTTGATATCCTCTATATGCTTCATTAGATTTAATGTCATCATGCTGATCTTGTAAATCTGCTGCTATTTTTGCAAATTGTTTTTGTGCATTACTTAAACGTCCTATATCTTGTGCAACACCTGTATCTTGTACTGGTTGTATATTAGTAGCAGAAAATAATGGTGTTCCACCAGTATCTATTTGTTCTGTAGGTGTTTGCTGTAAAGGTACTGTTGCCATAATTATTAATCTTCTCCGTCAAATAAACCGTAACCTTTGTTTGCTGCAAAATCACCAACACCCGACATAAGAGTACTTGTCATATTTAAAAATGGACTAACAGTTGATGCAGTAGCAAACATATTACTTGCTGATACACCTAACATATCTGACCTAATATCAGCTTGCACCCCTCTTGTTCTCATCTGGTTTGCAGCCCTTACTCTATTACTATTCATAGTTATTTTATCTAGTTCTCTCATTACAGCATCCGATGCAAAAACATTAGCAACACTACCGTATCCAAGAGTTATACCTCGTGCAGCAAAACTTGTTCTAGCTTTCCCTTCTTTTAAACCTGCTGCCATTGTCTTTGTCATTATTTGCCTGTTATATGCTCTAAATACTTGCTGTGCTTCCATCTCCAACATTTCGGCATTAATTTTTGCCATATCTTCTTGATGTTCAAGTGTTAAGCCAGCACTTTCTGCTTCGTATTTTTGCCTGTTTGATGCTGCAATATTGCCAATAAGACCTGTTACAGTACCGCCTATTGACATTATTCCACCTACTGTATCCCAACTTTTCCAATCTATAGCCATAAGTGCAACACCTTCTTATTTTTATACTATACAAACAGTTTATCGGTTTACGGTTACACTATCCACCGATAGATACTTCTAACGTAACCCCTACAACTGTTAATGGTAATGGATCAGTTTGTCTAATAAATATTTGACCGTAATCTTGCCAAGAAGGAGTAAGCATTATTTTTATATCTTCTGTCTTTAAATTAGGTGGTGATCCATATGGTTCTGTTGTACGTTGTTTTGCTTCTGTCAATTTTTCTGATGTAGGGCCTACAAATATACCAGAACTTTCAAACACACGCAGCCAAGCATGATTTAAATTTTTAACACGGCCTTGACCAACAGCTTCTGTTTGCAATGCTAACGGCAAAGTTTGCAAGTCACATACATAAGGTAAACCAATATGTACAACACTAGCTGCACGATTTAAAACAATACCGCCATTACTATCTACTACTCTAGTTGGATGTACCGCACCGTCAGCTAGTATGCTTACTGTTTTGCCTACTAAATGACTAAGTCCTAATAATGTTTTTTCTGCTATTTCATATGTAGTTATTGCTGTATTTTGCAAGTTACTTGGCAAATCTCGATCTAGTTTGACAGTTGCAGTATGGTCATCTGCAATAGCTGTAATATCACATCTATAAGTTTCAGTGCCATCAACTATCACTATTGCATCATTTAAATCTGTAGTTAAACCATTATTGCCAACTTTAAATACTGGTATGTTAGATGGAAATTCTAAAGTAACAGAACTACCTTTTGTGTAATTACCGCTGCTAGTTATAGTTACAGTGCGTGAGTTGTTTGTATTTGTGCCGTTATATGTCAATCCAGAATCTACAAAAAAACTATCACGTTGTGACGTATAATCTCTTGTACCCATACGTTCTATATACCTTTTTGTATTGCCGTTTATAGTTCTTTTTATAACGCAATAAGCTGCGTCTACACTGCCTTCAGCAACTGTTGTAACGCTTTCAAATGTACCGTCAGTGTCATGCTGATGCCAAGCCCCTACTTGTTGTTCTGGTACATATGTAAGACCTACTAATTTACCGCTTGTACTAATCATCCAAACAACTGGAGTTGGTGCTTTAGCTAAAGTCATATCTGTAATATCAAAACCATCAAACAAATGTGCAGCCCTAATAGATAAATCACCAGTAATAAAACCATTAGATTGCCAGTTATATCCCAGTTCTCTTGCATGACCACCACGGCTTGCAATATAAACCATACTGTTATTAACAACTACAGGTTGCGTATCATTAGCTCCTACATATGATTGTGGTTTTACTGCTATAGATGTAGGTGTTATTGCATCACTGTTTACAGAAGTTACTCTCCACTCCGCAGCTTCTGTCATAAATAACAATTGCGTTAATGGAACAATGTGTTTTATTCTGTTTGCTTCACGAGCAGCAACTCTAAATTTTATACGATCATCATCTCGTATTGGCAATTTAAATGACATATCACTTTCCGTGCCAGACCTTGTCATAAATATTGTTTGCGGTTCATTATTTGTACCAGCAAAAACTCTGCGTTGTTCAAAATAAGAAACGGCATTAGGATAATTATTTGCACCAGTAAGTACGCTATCGTATCTTGGAGGTGTTACGGCAAAATCTGGTGCAATATTATTATCAGTAATACTATAAGTGTTTGGATTGCTTGTTGTATCATGATCTTCTTCTCCAATAAAACCAAACAATCCACCTTGTTCTTTATACACTCTGTATCTAGAAGCACCTGACACTTTGTTCCATACAATATTATTTCTTGCACCTGTTACAAAAATATTGTTAGATACAGTAACAGGACTTGATGCTGAACTTTCTCGTATTCCATCTTCAGCTACCGAGGTTACTACATATGTATGATCTTCGTTAGTATCATTGTTATTACTAGCAGAAGGTGGCATATAAGCTGTTACAGCTAATCCTGTTGGAGCAGTTATTGGTTCTGAAAAATCTATATTTATATATCGCCAATCAGTTGCACCATATCTTCTTAATTCAGCAGGTGGATGATTTGGATGCACTAACGTCATAACGTCAGAAGATTGCACAAATTTTATATCAAATAATTCTGTATCTTGGAAAGCTGATGGTATTTCATATGTATTATCAGATGGCAATGGATACCAATTAGTAGCGTTTGGTGGTTGACTATTAGAATTTGATGTCAAAGAATAATAATTTGTACCGTTATGACTAACAATATTGCCATGAGTATAATTAGTACTACTACTCCATGCAGATCCGTTTGCATATTGCAAAGTTGCACCAAGCGTATGAAATCTAAAATATTCATGACCCATTTCTATAACCATTGTCTGCGACACGTTAAATCTAAATGGTATTAATCTTGTTTGTTTTGTAGAATCTTTTACTTCTTTTACAAAAAAGAAACCCGGTCTATTTTCTGCTGGCCCTTGTGGTTTAGCAATAAAATTACGCATTGTTGCTGCGCCTTGTTGATATTTGCTGTCATCAATACGACCTGCCATTTCTGGTGATATTTCACCACTAGAAAATGATTTAAGAAAAGTCCGTGTGTTTGGCATTAATTACCTCCCAGATGTCCAAGGCACAATATGCTCTACTGCTATATCTCTATGTGAATTGTCTTGCTGTTTTGCACTTGTTAAATAAGCACGCATCATTTCTTGACATTGTTTTGATTGTTTCATGCCTTGATCACCTTTGATTATTGGACCTGCCAACATAGATGCCAAATGCCAAGACAAAGTAACAACAAACAACGGTGAAAATTTTGTTGAATCAGTTACTAATGTTTGGTATCTTAATAATGCATTTTCTTGGTTCGTATAAATATAAATTCCTTCTACTGCAAATTGTTGTGGTGTATAGTGACCAGCTAATATTGTTGGAGAATAATTAGATGTTATACCTCCCGGTGTATCGCCAGAAGACATTCTTGTAGCGTAATCATTTTGTGCTGTAGGAGATATTATTGCAACAGGTGTCATCATGTCAGCAGGTGCAACATATGCATATTCCCACTGTTCTAACGTATTAGTTGTTGTTGCTAGGCTTGCACGTTTAGCTGCAAAGTTCCAAGTGTGCGATTCTAGCAAACTGTTTCTTGCTATAGGATAATATCTTGCAGCGTGTTCTGCTTGAGCAGAACCTTCTGGTGGTTTTATCGAAGCAATAGTTGCATCATCGCCTAAGTGTGCCAAGGCAAGGTTGCAAATATCTATTTCAGTTGCCATTACATCTCCTATAAAAAGAGGAGGTTAGCAGTATTACTACTAGCCCCCTGTAAAACGATAAGAAGACCAATACCTATTTACCGGCTGTTTCAAGTTGACTAATAAGAGTTTCTTTTGTTTGTCTTCTATCTAGCTCAATACCAATAGAACGACCATAAATTTCAAGTTCTGCTTTAGTCATTGATTCATAATCAATTGATTGAGTAGTTAGTTTTACTTCTTCTGACGGTACGGTTGTGTTTGACGCCACAGGTAGATCAGGTTCAGTTCCACCAACTAATTCAATATTACTATTGAACTCTCCATTATATTCAAACTCTTCGTCAGGTTCACGCATGGATTGACCAACGAAACACTTGACTTTTGCTCTGTAAATAGGCATAGGTTACTCCTTATTAAGCTACGGTAAAGCCAGAAGCATAGTACTTCTGTCCGTCACCAATTGTTTCTACTATATCAGCAGTAACTTTACCAGCGTTCATAGTACCAGATACAACATATTTTGCACCAAGGTATCTTTTACCTTTGCCAGCAATGTCTGGATTAATGCGTACAACAATGTTTTTACCTAATGTAAGACTTGCTGTAACAATTGCATCACTACTTCCAATAACATCAGGACTAGATAAGTTAGCGTTAGCACTAGTTATAACTTGAAAAGTTATGCTAGTACCGTTTGCAAATGCTTCTGTTAGAGCAAAGTTCATGTACAATGCAGTACCTTCACCAACATCTCTAGCAACACTTAAATCTACAGTGTTAGTAGATACAGCAGTAGATGTTACCGCTTGATCTTCGCTCACTCTGAGCAGTTTGTCTGTAATCATTTCAGATCTCCTTTAGTAATAAAAAATTAACTTACCGCAGATTCGGTATTTAGAAGTGCGTCAACTCTTCTTAGAGGAACACCCAAGAATGATAAGTAGCTTTGTGCTGTACCAAACTGTGATAGACCTTCTTGGATTGCTAATACAGATTGAGACTTGTCAAGTGCTGCAATAGATAATCCTGAGTGAACAGTTCTGTTCATGTAGAACGCTGCTCTTCCCATAGCCATATTTGGAATTCTGTACAATGCTCTAGCCATAAGCTTAATAAGAGCAGTAGATGCACTTGCAGCTTGTGTGTTAGCACCTGCTAATAGGTCAGAAATGTCGATGTTACAAATACGAACAACGTATCTCCAATCTTTAACAACTAGACCATTTTTCCACTGATAACGAGTAGCAAAAGCTTGTAGTCTTGTGCCATCGCTGTTATACACAGTTTGCTCACCTAGATCTTCGTGTGTTAAACCTGCTTTAGATCCTTTAGGGAAAGGACAATATACAGTGTTATCACCCCAAACAACTAGATATACAGATGCGTTGTCAGAGCCTGATCCACCTGCACTAAGTACGTTTACAGAGTTGTCTGCTGATAAGCTGCCATATCTTGGTGCTAAACCTAGAAACTTTTTAGGATCTGTTCCGGGGTTACCGTAGAACATTGTCTCAGCTTGTGTCTGGTTCATTGCTTCCAAGAACGCAGTATCTTCAGATAAACGGAACTGTGCAGTGTTACCATTTAACATTGCTAAGTCTTTGTCTACTTCAGAACGTGCTTCTAGAATTCCGCAAGCTTCATCAACTTGTGCTGTTGTTGATTTACTGTTTGGAATACCTTGGTTTAATGCTCTCCAGTAAACTGAAGGTAAACCTGTTCTGATAACTACACGTTCTCCAGTAGGTAAGTTGCCTTCCTTAAAAACGCAATCATCTAAAATTTCGTTGCTTTGTGATAATAGTTCTGCAACGATTGGAACTCTACCGTCTGGGTCAGATCTTTTTGCCCAATCCGCTAGGGTTAAATTTGAATTTGAGAGAGTAGCCATTAATTAACTCCTTACTTAGTTTGCTGATTAGAATATAGTGCGTTGGCTATGCCGTTAAAATCTTTTGGTATGCGTGATCCGCTAGGATTTGCACCCTCAGAATTACCAACATAACTGTCTTCACTAATTGCCTTACCTGCTCGATACATAAACCGAATTACTTCGGGGTGATTGCCCAAGCCTGTTTCTGATAGCAGCGTTTTTAAAGCATCAGTACCAAAAGTATCGAGTGATGCTTTAGCAACATCTAAGTTTTCTGTAAGACTTTCACCACCAAATTCTTCATCAGATTTTGATTGATTAGCCCACTCAACTTTTGTTTGCTCGATAGCCTTGGCTTGTCTTGCCTGTATTACAGGTGCGACTTTATCCAATACTTTTTGTGCAGCTTCTTGTGGCAGGTTAAGTTCTTTAGCGACATCACCGAAAGCAGTTAAGACTTCGGGGTCGAGTTCATCTGGTGCGTCAGCCACCTTATTGTTAAACTCGTATTTTTCAGGCGCACCTTCTGGTGCTTCTGATTCGCTAGTTTCACTTTCAACAGGGGTTTCATCCGAAACTTGTTGATCCTGTACACCTTCAGCTTGCTGCTGGGTGTCAGTAGTCGCTTCTGTTTGTGCGTCTACTGGCTGCTGCGTATCGCCTTCATTTGTTTGGTTGGCTTCCGTCATCAGCATCTCTGACATTTTTTTGCTCCTTGATCATTGTCGGATATAGTTCGGGGCAGAGAGTGTGGATTTGGTTAAGGAGTTGCAAACCATAGTTCCTGTTACCTTCGCTAAATGACATAGCCATTGCGTTGGTGTTAAACGATGATCGAAATACACCTGCCATTTCCAGAAGTCTCCAGACAAATCTGCGACCCCTCTTGCTGCTCATGAGCCACTTGATATCCGATTCCTCGTTTTGTCGGTCAATTCTTTCTACAGACTTTTTATTGTCTTTAGTTTTTTGTTGACCTTTTAAATCGAGTGGATTATATTCGCTCATGCTCCAATATATCTAGTTATAACAATATTACGGTCACACCTAACCATATAACTTTTTTGCCATCTCTTCTTTGCTAGTTCTTTTAGCTTGCTTAAATGCTTTATCTGTTGGCGCACCTTTTTCACCTTTTTTACGCATACGTTCACCAGATCCTCGTGCAATTCTTCTACGTTTAGCGTGTATGTTTTCGTATAAACTCATTTGTTGTTACCTCCATACAATATTCTTGTAATTCTATCCATAGGATTTTCATCTTTTTTATTTTTTACTTTTTCTTTATTTCTTTGTTCTATCATTTTTTTATATCGCATTCTAAAATCGGCTGTCATATTGCCGTAATTAAAATTGCCGGGTGTTTTTTCTGCCATAATAAGCTCCTATGCTAAATAAGTTGAGGTTTCTGCAACAGGTGTTGCTTTTGGTGTAGGTGCTGGACGGTCACCATACAAACTTTCTGCCTGATCACCGCTTTTATCAAAAGGTTCTATACCCATTGCTGTTATTTGTAGCTCTACATTTTGCTCTACGCCATCTTGCTCTTTACTTTCTCTAACAGTTTTGACATATGCAAATGCCTTAATCATCATTTCGCTACCAGCTTCTGGTAATTTTTCTATACCTAACTTTTCTAGCTCTTCTCTACCTAACGATATACATAAACCGTAGCTATACATAGGTTGGTCATACATTTCCTCGCTATCAATAGGCTGTGGGTCTTTTTTTAAATCAATTAAATCCATTTATACCTCCAATGGTGATGGTGAATTGTAGCCACTAAACTGATTCATAAGATCCATGGCATTACCTGCGTCTACTTTACCAACTTTTGCCATATTTTCAGCAGCTTGATTTGCCTGTTCTTGCTGTGCCATTGCTTGTTGTGCTTCTGCTCTTGCTTTGCGTACCTTTGCAACCTGTTGACCGGGAACAATTAACGATGGATCAACACCTAACATATCAGCATAGCCATCTGCCCATGCATCAGAATCAAATTTATCCAATACATCTGGTTTCATTTGGGCAACTAAACCCATACTATTTACATATCTGTCTACACTGTTTGTTCCTATCGCACGTTGTGCTTGAGCTAACATTGATACAAACTCTACATTTAATTCCATACCCTGCAATTCTGGTGGGGCAGGTGGTATTAAGTCATTTTCTACCATTCTGTTAAACGTAATATCAATTAATGGATCTAACAATTCGTTATGTAACCTTTCTAAAACTGGCCCTAACATTAATAGTTTTTCTTCGTGGCGTTCTGCTACCTCTGTCGCTGTCATCCTTGTATCAGTGGCATTTGCCAACATAAGAAACAAATCAGCATAAAAACTACCATTAATACGTTGCCTGACGTCCTGTATATCTGCTAATAAATGATTTAAATTTAGGTTTACGTTAAATGCTGTCTCAATTTTGCCCTGCTGACCATCAATAAATGTAACTCCACCGGGCAAACTATCTACATCTCTGTTTTTCATGTAGCTAGGTACTTGCAATGGTGGCTTTGTTTGGTAATCAATGCCTTGTGCTTTGCGTAATTGTTCGTGCTGTAACTGTTTTATGTCACCTAATGCTTCCATACCCGGTGAATTGCCATAGATATCGCCACCTGCAACACCCCATCTTGGCACAACTGCTGGAAATTCTTTGTATCCACTCTCTCGTAACACCTGTTCGCCATCACCGCCTTGCTCAAAATAACAAGATTTGTATGCCATGTTGGTATTATCTTTTTTCTGAAAGTCACGCTCTCTATCATCTCTTGGTTCTATAGCGTGTATCACAGTTACATAGCTATCAAGGTTACCCCTGTCAAACAGATTTTTAACGGACGTTGAACAGTTCTTATATCCAAACTCTCTTACCAGTTCTCCTACTGTTTTTTGAAATTCTCTGTACAAAGTGTTCACTCTGCCCTGATAATCCGTAGCTATTGCATATTCTCCAACGGTTACAGGGTAATGATGTATAGCAGTTTTAGTATCAGGCAAAATTATTGACCCAGCCGTACCAAATGCACCTAATTCTTCGTACATACTGTGCAATGTTCGGTATGTATTGGACTTTTGAAACACCAATTGCATACGTTCTGTTACATCATGTAGCCACATCTTGACAGGAGCATA